GCATACGCCGAATGCCGCGGGAAAGATTACCCTTAACTATCCGCCTGCTTACATCATGGCAATCTGTCACGCTGCCGCTCCCCTGAAACTATCTACATCCGGCGCTACGATTACCTATGGGCAAGCAAAACCTGACGCTATCTTTGCAGAAGGCGAAAGGGCGACCTTATCTGTTCTTCCTGTTACCAATGAAATAACCAATGGTGCTATTGGTGATGGAACAGGATGGACGGCAGGAGCTAATTGGTCTGTCGCTGACGGGAAAGCTGTTAAAGCCTCAAGTGCGGCGGTTGAAACATACTCACATGATGCGTTTGCGGCGACCGTGGGGCATACCTATCGGACGGTTTATACCGTGTCCAGTTATACCAGCGGCGGAGTTGCGATTGGCTTAGGCGGGGCTTCGGGAACCATTAGGACAGCGGACGGGACTTACACCGAGGATATCACTGCAACGACCGTAGGCGGATTGGCCTTCACACCTTCCGGGACGAGTGCTTTATCCATTGACGATGTTTATATCTATGACCTCTGCGATACGGTTTATGTAACCTACATCACGCAGGCATGGAAAGACGTTTGGGATAATCTTGTTCAGGAAGAATCTCAAACCACCACGACCAACGCAGCTACATTAACTAATGTCCCCATCGCTATTCAGGCTATCAACGCTACCGGAACTACCTCTACCAACGCTTGTTTGATGCTGGACAAGGACGACACTCCCGCAACAGGGGAATGCAAAATCGTCGCCACAACCGGAGTTATCACATTTGCGGCGGCGGACGTAGTAACTTCGTGTGTCGTGACTTATATTAAAAAGCCGACATCTGGATTCCTGTATAACCGCTTTGTCGCAGAAGAGTCCATGTCTGCCGCTTCTAACGTCTGCACACCGGCTTATCCTATTTTACTTTGGGGATACAGCGGACAGATTCCTGAAAACACCGCCGTCACGGAAGAGTTCATTTCCCTGGCAGGCAGTGCCGGAACTGACGAGGCGAAACTTGACCTCATGTATCCCGGGACAAGAATCACTGGCAAATCTATTACCACCGGGACGGCCATGTATGTTTACGGGAGACCCGACGAGATCGAGTCTGTGCCTATGGAAGTTAAAAACGGAGAGGATTTGTCGGAGTTGACTTCAATCAGAACTATCTTCTTGGGGGCTTAAATGTCCACTGTTGCGACTATTTACGAGTATATCCAATATCGGCCTGACATACAGGTTACTATTGACGACCTGGTTCATGTAGTGGATCAGGCCGTCAGAACCATCGCCAAAAGACTGTATGTCTTGGAGTCTGATTTAATCACCGGCCAGATGGAAGTAAAGGTCTTTGCGTCGGTGGACTATACAGCGTCTATGGCGTTTGCGGATTCCAACCCGGATACCATTACCGACGCGGCAAACCAGTTTGTCGCAGAAGGTTTTGTTGCTGATATGCCGATTACCACGGCACACGCAAGCAATCCGGGGCCTTTTCGGATAGCTACGGCAACGGTAGGAACTTTGACACTAGCCTCTACTGATTCTGTGGTTGCGGCCATCGCAAGCTCGTTTAAGATTACCTCCGACGCTTCCTTCGGGTATCTTCCCACTGACTTTTGGGGATTGAAGGGGAAACCCTATATTGACGGCAAAGACTATACCCTGACACCATTGCCCTCTGTGGAGGTTGAAATTGCCTACCCGTCAACAGGCGAACCGAGACACTACAAAATCAGAGGGACAAAACTCTACGTTACGCCTCATACCTCTTCGGACTACACCATCAAGGCTGATTACTTCCAGAGGCCGACTTCCATTACTACCACCACTGCTACTCTTCCCTTCAATGAACTCTTTGATGATTTGATTGCTGAATACGCCGTCAAGTATTTTAGAGGTGCGAAGACCGAGGGTATGCCTGCAGAGGGACTTTTGAGTAAGATGGTCATTGAGAACGTGGACTTGATTGCGAACCGATATGACAGAAGAGCGCCGGTTAAATTTCCACAAGCGGTTGACTGGGATAACCTTTAGGAGTGGGGATGGCCTATCCGGACCTTTCAGATTTAAGAACTAGAGTTCTGACGATAACCAATGAGGACTCAACCTCTGCTATCTTTACCAGCGCAGTGTTAAACAGGTTTTTAAACGACGCTGAAAGAGATATAGCAGCAAAGACCGGGTGTCTGGAACACATAGATACCCTGGTTACAACGGTTTCGTTAAGAACGGTTCGGTTTTCTGGATTTAAGGTGAAAAACCTTGAATATATCCCTGTTACAGGAACACGAACAGGTTTACCAAAAATTACCTTGAAGCATTTTGGCAGACTGCCTTTAACTGGGGCTACTCCGCAATACTGGACACAATGGGGGGGATTGATTCTTATCGAGCCTGTTCCTGAATCTGCTTATACACTCTATGCCACGATTTCCGACTACCCATTAACTGAAATGAGTTCCGACACGGACGAGCCTTCTATCCCGGCAGTCTATCATGAGGACATGATTTGGTATGCCGTTTCACGATGTTACATGAGGAAAGGAAGAAGAGAGCAGGGAGCTTTTGCCTATAATCGCTACATTGAATCTATCCAGATCAAGAAGTTTACGCGAACCTACACTAAGCAGGATTCCAGAATTTTGACCAGCATACCGGAGGCCGTGAGCAATGAGTAATCTACAAAATTACACAGGATACACGGAAACCGATACCTCTTCCCGCCTGACAGTTGCGACAAATACCTTGACAATTGCCGAACTAGACACCGACGAAACCATGCAGTTGGTGTATGACTTCAGTGCCGGGTATTTTTCCGGTGACTTTGAGCATAGTCTGAATTTTAAAGTAACGGTTGGGACGGGAGCGGAGTCTTGTTGTTTGTGGGCAATGAGTGATTCTATTGCAAACCCGGTAGGAAGCCTAATCACAGCCGACACAGACTTAATTGCGCTTAACTGGACAAACGGAGTCTTAATCCTTACAGAAAGAAATTCCACTGTAAGTACATCAGACACTTCTTCTGCTTTGTCTTTAGCGACGGATTACTATGTGAGAATCGTCAGAGATGAATCGGTCGGGACTTACGGAACTCTATACTGTTATATTTACTCCGACAGAGAATACTGCGAACTTGTTGACACTATTAGCGTAACCTTAACAGAGGCAAAAGACTGGCGGTATTTGTGGGCGGCTAGTTCTGTCGGTGATGGAGCAGGTTCAACTGTATTCACTGGCACAATCTCCAATTTGACTTTGGATGCTTATCCCTACACGCTAAAAGGTATCCGAACACGACTAAGAGACTTGCTGGATGAGGACACCCCTGAACTTTGGAGCAATACGGAACTTAATTATTTAATCAATGACGGCATAAGAGAAATTGCCGAAATTGCCGGGTGCATTCACAACATAGATTCCCTAAGCACAACCAGCGGGGTAAGAACCGTTAGCGTTACAGGCTATGACGTTGATACGATTGAATATCTGACAACAACGCCTGTTTCTCTTATCGAGATTTACCCGGTAGCAGACGGACATTTAGCGACTTCCGGCGCTCCTAAACACTGGTGGCAGGGGTTGGATCAAATCGGCATTGACCCTTTGCCGGACGCCACTTACACGTTAAACGGGTATATTTACGACAAACCAACTGATTTAACTGTTGATTCGCAGATTCCAGAAATACCTCCTGCTTTCAGGCCACTGATAGTCCTATACGCCTGTCATGTTGCGTATTTAAAGAGAAGTAATGTAGTGGTGTCGGACTTTTACGAACAGATTTATAAAAGCGAACTTGGTTATACAGCACGTTATAATCTAGTCAATCTTCCCACGGCTCGCTCGGAGACGCGATATGATTAAAGGTGGAACCATTAACAAAACTGATCCTGTTTTAACACCCGTCAAAGGTACGAATAGCCGATTGAATGACGGAAGACTGATTGGTGTTTTGGATTATCAGGTTCTTGAAGGTGGTATTGATATTGTCCATGAAATCCACCAACTACCTTTGGGTGGGTTTTCCGAGATTGTAAATCTAAGACCTTTGAGGCCGGGATTCGTCAAACGAAAAGGATGCGCCAAACTGAACACGACTGCGGATGGTGTGAATAAGGTTATGACGCTTTTCGGATTCTCAAAAGGTAAGCAGAGTCAGATAAAGTTCTATGTTCAAATGTCCGATGGGGATGTTTTACAGGCTGCCAACAACCCTCCGACTGTAGGGACGACCTTTGGTTCAAGTGTTTATAACACCACCGGAACGATGCTACCCGCTTCGTGGGCTGTTATTGATGACCATCTTTTGTATGCGGATGGGACGGGGTATCCCAGAATATTCAGCGGGGAAAACGAACGCGTTTCCAATTTCATCGTTTATAAAGGCGCCGCTGCAATACCCGATATTCCAAAAATGGGTGAAGACTACTCTATTGACGTAGCAGACGATGACCAAACTACTCATGCAATTCTGGATTCGCTAGGAACTTTGGCGCAATATGACTGCGTATTTATCAGAACTGAAACACCGGCGGATACTTTAACCTGGACAATTACAAAACCAAATGGAAGCGCGGCAGCAGCACAAATGCACTATTGGAACGGTGCGTGGACTGGAGTAACGAGTTTTACCGACAACACCGCTTCTGGAGGGGCGACATTAGCCACTACCGGAGCGACAATGACTTGGACAATGCCTGCCGATCACCAACCCAAGTATATGTTTGGGGCAAACGGATATTGGTATAGATTGTCCCTTGATTCTGGTGCTTTGGATTCCGAAGTGGAAGTTAGTGAAGTCACATATAATTCCGATTGGATGGAAATTCAGTCTTTATGGGATGGCGTTCCAGTTGCTTCAATCGAGGCTTATGTTTATATCAATTCAACCGCTACCTATCAGTATTACGCCTCTGATGTAGTGGAAATCGGCGGCCTTACTTCAAGTGATAAATTTTATTTCAATTCCGTTGATCCTATCAGTGGATTCTATGCGTCCGTGGGTGAAGTGCCTAACGCTACAGCAGCTACAACGATTGCGGTAAAATACTGGAACGGGACGGAGTTTGCCGCTTTAACAGCCAATGATTCAACGATTGTTGATTCCAAATCCTTTGCTTCTGACGGATGGGTGACAGTCAACCATCCTACCGACGAGCAACCTACCATGTTTCAGAGTTCAAACCAATTTACATATTGGTATGAAGTTTCATTCAGTCAGACCCTTACTGCGGATATGGTTGTTTCTATCGAAACCATGCCTTATTTTAATCTTAATTCTATGGGCAAGTGCTATGCCCTTTCATCTTTTAAACAGCGTGCAGCATATTCTTTCGAGAAAGCTCCAGGCTATATCATGATTTCTAACGCTTACAATCCAATGGTTATCAACGGAGAAGATTCCGCCCTGCAAGACGTTGGAGACGGCAGAGCGAATAGAGTTATCTGCATAAAGAAATTCTACAATGAACTTTTAGTGTGGCAGGAAGAAAAGGGTAAGGACGGGGGGTGTTTGACGCTTATAGAAGGTTATTCACCTGCTACATTCGGGAAGAGGGTTCTTTCAACCGTATTAGGGACATTCTCCGCCAAAAGTGCAGTTGTTATTGAAGATGTTCCTAATGTTGATCCGAATGAAAAAGTAGTTAGAAGAGCAGTTGCTATTTTTCTTTCAAGATACGGTGCGTTTATGACCGATGGAAAGAACATCGTCTGCATCTCAACCGATATTCAGGATTACTTCGATTCCAGAGAATCAGTCTGTATCAGAAGGGGTTACGAGTCCGAACACTGGATAGACTACGATTCCTTGTATAACGTGGTCAGAATGGGGATAGTTTCGGGCGCAAGTGCCACAGTTCCCAACGTCTTTTTAGTCTATGACGTTAAGACAGGCAAGTGGTCAACGGATACTCTTACACAGCCTTTTTCGTGTCATGCAGAAGTCGAGGCAGCATCCGGGCAGTTTACAGTTTTACAGGTTGCCGGCGGGACGGCGGACGGGACAATTTACAGGACGAATTACGGGGCAACGGATGTTTCAACCGCCTTTACAGGGTCTTTGACAATGGAATATGATGGACAAGGACATGACCTGTTCTTGGATGAAATAGTTGTAAGAGTAAACGGGGCTTGCACCTTAACGCCATACGCAGACACCATAGCAAAAGACGCAATAACAATATCAACATAGGAGGATATAATGGAAGAAAAATCAGGAGCAAAAGATATAATGGGCGCAAGTGTTGAGTCCAAAAGAGAAATGCTTTTAAGGGCCATTGCCGGTTCACGTTGGAACTTTGAATGCTACGACAAATACGGAAATCTGAAATGGGCGGAATTAGACCGACCTAATATCATTACCAACGAGGGACTTAATGCGTGGCTTAATATAATGTTTCATGAAGCGACACAGATTGCTACTTGGTATATATTCCCAGTCGAAACGGATACCACGGCGGCTGCGACTATGACCTATGCAGTCCCAGTCTTTACGGAATGGGATGGGTATTCAGAGGCTACCAGACAGGCTTTTGTCGAAGCAGCGGCTAGTTCGCAGTCCATTACAAATTCAGCAAGTAAAGCAGTCTATACATCATCGGAAACCAAAACACTTTACGGTGGTGCTTTAGTTGGTGGTGGGACTGATGCTGATACCAAAAATGACACAGCAGGCGGCGGGACGTTATTTTGCTATTCAAAGTTCAGCGCAGGGAAGCCAGTTGAAAGCACCGATACGTTTAAGATTTATTGCACAATTTCAATAGCAAACGCATAGTGGTTGTAAATGGCAACTTGGAACCCATTAGATAAAAGCGCGTCCATAACCCTTAGTGGAAG